AATAGATTTGGGTAATAAATAATAACTAGTTATATCGCATATCAAAACAAATAGTTAGGAGGTTTTTCATGACTAAACAAAATCCACTACAAGGCGAACTTTGGACTGAAGATGATGACATAAAGTTAGCAGAATGTGTTTTAAGAAGGGTTAGAGAAGGGGATTCTGTAGTTGATGCTTGCCGTGAATTTGAAGATATGACCAACGGAAGGAGAACTGCACAAGCGGCAAAATTCCATTGGCACACCAAATTAAGACATCGATATTCCGCGGCATATGAATTAGCAAAACAAGAAGGGAAAAAGAACAGAGAATTAAAGCGGAGAAAAATCAATCAAGGCGAAAGATATAAAGATATCATGGAAACTGTGTTTGATTCCGAACCTAACAGGGAAATTCTAATTGATGATATTTTAGTTTTGGTTAAAAAGTTCAAAGAGCAAGAAGAAGCAAAAGGCAATTTTCGTGATCAATATGAAAAAGAAACTAATAAATTGCGTCGCGAAAATGAAAAAATTGCAAAACAGTTAAAACAAACTGAAGATGAACTTGAAAGGACTAAAGAAGCTTTAGTTTATATAAATAATCAATACAATAAATTGTTAAATGCCCTAAAAGTCCTTAAAGAAGCAGGTATTCAAATCAATATTCCTGAACCAGATGATTTTCATTATGTGATCAATAAAGATGGAACAGTCGATAAACTTTAATGGACTGTCCTTCTTTCTTTAAATTATGTTAAATACATATCTAACCAGTCGTCCAATATTGGGCGATTTTTATTTTTTTACCAAAAAAGTGAGATACCAGTAAATTATTAGGTACTTATATTTAGTGAAAGGTGATGATGAACGCATCAGGGAGGAACATCTTAAATGCCTAAAATAAATAAGACTAAAGAAGATAAATTCCGCAATTCATTAAAATCATGGGGTAAAAAAGAAACAAGACCTTTGATTCGTGAAAAAGAAGATAGGATTCGAGATGCTTTTGATTATGACAGGAAACATAAAAAAATAAGAGAGATGCAAAAGGAATTTGCAAAAGGAACTAATGATAATCCCGAAAGAATTCAAATATATACATCTCGCGGTCTTATTAGTCAGATGGGACCGATTAAAGATTGGACACCGATTAGAAAGGAAGAAAAGTGATGAAGTGGTTAAAATGGCAAGAAAACATATTGAATAATTATGATGATTTAGATGTTCTTGAAGTGATGGCTATTCGTTGTTCAGGAAAAACAACATTGTCATTGGCTTGGGTTTGTAAAGATGCTGATCTGTCGATATTTATAACTCCAATCGTAAACGATTATAAAGAAAAAATTGAGTCTATGGGTCTGAAGTATAATGAGCTTCATATAATTAGGGATTTAGAGCAATTAAGGGGAATTGATACTAACGAAGCGAGAAAAATAAGGATTGCTGTAGATGAATATTTTTATCAACCTAATGTAACATTAAAGAAACTTGATGAATTTATTGGCCATGAGCGATATAAAGTTTTATTTATTGGTACAAGGAGAACTAAAGAAGATAAATTTAAAATCCCATTTAGTAAGCAATTTTATGTAGGATTGGCTGATTTGATTGCAAGTGAAGCAATATCTTTGGATTCACTTCTAACTATCGCTAATCATTGGGATGAAGAACAACTTCAATTAGATTTCGGTGCTCCTTTTGAAGTCAATTAGTAATAAGGAGTGGATATAAGTAAATGGATTTAAAATATATAAAAGGAACGGTGATTGGCAAACCCAAAGAATTAAGGGTATATTTGCTCAATGACCTTCATTTTGGTTCTGAAGCCGTTGATTATGATTTGTGGGATAGAATCAAAGAAAACATTAGAACACATAGACATCATGCTAGAATATTGATTAACGGCGATATCATTGAAGGCGTTACAAAAACGTCTAAAGGGGATATTTACAAGCAAAGAATGACTCCTGAAGAACAAGTTGAATTTGCTGTTGAAGAATTCCGTGAATTTCGGGATTTAATTGATGCTGTAACAAGTGGAAACCATGATCAACGAATTAAAAACGAAACAAGTTTTGATCCTGTTAAACAATTTTGTAAGGATTTGGATATTCTTGATAAATACTTAGAATACGAAGGTGTTGTCGGATATTCTTGGAATAAGTGTTTTTATTCCATACAGCTCCATCACGGTTCCGGCGGAGCTTCAACAACTGCCGGCATCATTAACAAAATGAAAAAGATGCGAAAATCAAATTGTTCTGTTTTGTATATCGGACATCATCATCGCGAAGTTGCGGAACCTTTTATAGAGTATTACATTGATCCTTATAACCACAAGCTACACAAGCGGAAGCATTGGTTAGTTTGTGGGAATACTATTACTAGACACGCGGAATATGCAAAGAAATTTGCTTATGAAGAAAAATTTCCTTCTCAAGCTGTTTTGATTATGTCAGGTGATCGAAGGAAACGTGGAGTGGAAATTGAATGGATCAGAAGCTTGTAAGAATGCGAATTGAAAATAGTGATCACGAAATTATTGAAGAAAAATTAGTTGTACTAAATCCTGGTGATACCCTTATTGTTAGAACTCCAGAAAAAACAACGATTCCAGAGATGAAAAATTTAAGTGACTTTTTGCAAAAGGTAATTGAAGGTGAACATAAAGTAGCGATTATGCCAAATACAATTGATTTGATGATTCTTAAGAAAGAGGTATGAGAAATCATATCTCTTTTTTTATATTACTTGTTTATAGGATATCCGGTTATTAAGACTTATTTTATTATTTTATCCTAATTTTTATCGGATTGAGCGGAAAAGTAGTGGGGATATGAAGCTAGGGGCTACTGATGCCGGATGATGGGTTTACGCCGGCATTCCGAAACAAAAAAAGCTAATTAAGCCACTTGCTACGGTTTTCGTGGCGGTGGCTTTTTTGTTAGAAAGGGGAATGAACAATGGCGAATGAGGAAATCAAAAGCTACGTTACATCTGATGGACAGGTTTTTAAAACTACTTTAGATATAGGCGATGTAAACCCTAAACTTTATACCTTATATCATTTGGAAATGGCCGAGAAGAGAGTAATTGCCGGTAAGAATAAATCGCTGAAAACAGCTTTGGGGAGTACGAGGGCTATCGCTAAGAAAAATCAAGTATCAGCCAAAGTTATTTCTGAAGCAAATTTTGATGAATATGGTCTTGATCCTTCTATTTATTCAAAACAACAGATTGGATTCATTAAAAACAAAATTAAAGAATTTGAAAACACATATGAATCTTCTACGCCGTTTGAAAAAGAAACAATAGGAATGATGGCGGTTACGTTACTGAAAATAACTGACATTAAAGCAAAAATGATTACTACAGATAATGACAAGTATGTAAAACAATTGAAAGATTTGCGTGAAATGTTTTCCAAAATGGCTGAAGATTTGAAATTAAGACCAAAAGACAAAAAGGAAGAGGATCGAAGTAAAAACCGAAATTCGTTAGCGGAAATGGTTAGACGATATAAAGCTCGTAAACGTAGTAAGAAAAGCGAAATTACCGAAAAAACAATGCGAATGGCCAAAATGTTATCAGAAACCAGAGTCAACTCATTAGATGGCAAATATGCAGAGGATGTTAACTCATGAGTGATTGGTATTCCCAATGGGTTAGTGATGATGAAGTTTATGAAATAATGAATTTGCCACATGAAGAATTTGAAGAATATATTTTTGAGATGATTGAGTTTTACCGCGAACATCCAGTAGAAGCGGTTTATGATTTATTAGGTCTTGGATTAACTGAATATCAAAAGGTTATGCTTCTGGAGTCTTGGAATTCAAAGAATATTTATTGGTGTACTAGCCGTGGAGCCGGTAAATCCTTCATGATGGCTGTACTCGCATGTTTAAGAATGCTTTTATACCCTGGCGAAGCGATTCTTATGTTCGGTCCTTCTTACCGTCAGTCGTTAATGTTATACGATAAAATTATAAGCGAAATTTATAATAAGTCATATTCGTTTAAGTATGAACTTTTAGAACAACCTACTAGGGGTTCGATGGGTGCAAAAATTGAATTGAAAAATAACTCTTATGCTAAATTTTTGCCCATTGGTGATGGTGGTTCTATCCGCGGTGAACGTACTACTTTTATCTTTTTGGATGAAGATGCTCAACAAGACAAAGAACTGGTAGACCGCGTTATTATTCCAATGGCGGTTTCTAACTTAAATTACGATCCTGACAATCCCGAAGAAGGATTCCAACCAACAATCGTTAGAGCTACATCGGCATATTTCCAATTTAACCATAGTTATAAGACGTTCCAGACTCACTTGCATCGTATGGCTTTTGATGAGGATTATTATTGTGCGGTGGTACCATATACGATTCCGTTAGAAGCCAAATTGTATAATGAAAAGTTCATCGCTACACAAAAACGTACAATGTCCAACGACGACTTTGAGATGGAAATGAACTGTAAGTGGATTACTGGTAACGAAAATGCCTTTATTGGAGTTCAAGCATGGGATAAAGGGATTAAGTACGACGATAACCTTGAGCCGCTGTTCTGTGGTCAAGGCGACAAGGAATATGTTTTGTTTGCGGATATTGCTCGTTCTGAAGGCGGTGATAACGCATCATTAAAACTTGCTGAAATACGCGGTCATCGGCTCGCCATTGTCAGGGAAAAAGCTTTAAACGGTCAACCATATCAAGTGATCCGCGATGAAATCAGAAAGTTTTTAGTGAAGTTTAATGTTATTGATCTATGGATGGATAAACTTGGTGGTGGTGAAGCCGTAAGCGATTTGTTAGACGAAGAATGGGTTGATTATGAAACAGGGGATAAATATCCTCCGATTCTTCCTGTTGACAGTCCGCGTAACGATGGGATTAAGTTAATTACATTTATCGTCGCTGATAATGCATTGAACCATAGAATGGGTCATTTAGCAAAGAAACATATCGAAAAAGGAAACTTTATTTTTCCAAGATTGATCGATAGGCATCCTGAAAAAGAAATGGAAATGGCTTATCTCGATTTGATTATGGTCAAAAAAGAAGTAACAAATATTCAAGCCGTACCTGCCGGTAATTTCCATAAGTTTGTACCCACTAAAGGTTCTAAACTTAGAAAAGACCGTTGGACAACTTTTTGCTATGCGGCATTGTATATCGAAGAAAAATTGATAAAGCAGGAAGAAGATGAATTGATCGTCGAGATCATATGAGCTTTGAGAAAAAAATAACACCATCTAATACTACTATTTTTAGAAACCAACTAGGAAGGGGGTGGCTTAGTGGCCGATGAAGTAGCTGTTGGTGGTTATAAAGTACATGATGAAAATTGGGAACTGGCCGCCTTTGAAAATGACGGATATACAGCTATTAGCTCCATTACTAATTCACAAACATATGAAGCCAATAAACTTTTGGCTGATCCTCAAGGTAACATAAAGAAAATCATCCAACTAAGTTATTACTACGTTGATAAAGTTGGCATTCTCAAAAGTGCTACTCGCGTTTATACAACATTAACTATTGGAAATATTCGTCTTGAAGGTGGAACAAAAAAGAATAAAGAGTTTTTGGAACGATTTATTGAAGAAGTAAAATTGAATAAGCTTTTAAGACAATCGACGCCTGGTTTATATAAAGCAGGTAATTTTATTTGGTATCGGGAAAAAGAAGGAAACAAAACCGTTTGGATTCATCAATTGAATCCTGTTGATGTTGAAATTCTCGGCCATAAGCGTGATCGCCCTGTTGCTACATTGAAAACCGTTAATGACCCAAAAACTTTACCTGATGATTTAAAAAGGAATAAAGATGGTACTTATGATTTGCCGATGTTACAGACCTATCATTGTGCTATCGATCGTGAAGGGTATGACAGATACGGAAAACCTTTCACGACTTCAGCTTTTGAACCGATTCAACATATTCAGGCACTTTTGGATATGGAAAAAGAATCGATTCCAAATGTCATAGAGTCTTTGATGATTATCACGATAGGTGATGAGAAAAGACCGGCAGATCGGAAACAGATAGAAGATCTTAAAAAAATTGTGCAAAATTTAAAGAGTACATCTAGGATTGTCGGGAACCACACTTTAAAAGCTGATGTAAAAGAAAAAAGCGTGGAAGTTTTTAATCCGGACAAATTTAAAGTTCCAATGGAAATGCTTTTGCATTCTATCGGGATAACACCATCGCTTTTTACTGGTGAAGGGTCATATGCTACTGCTACGGCAGGTTTAAGTTCTGCTCGCGAAACTATTGAAGCAGTCAGAATGGAAATCGAAGATGTTTTAAATCAACTCTTTGCCGATGTTGTATCAGATGCAGGACTTGATCCAAAGAAGAATCCAAAAGCAACTCTTGGAAAACTTGATTTAACAGACGAAAAAGTTCAACATCAAATTATTCGTAACTTGTATCTTGATGGTGTAATAAGTGCTGAAACGTATGCATTGGCACATGGTCATATTTTGGATATTGAACAACGGAAGATTCAGGAAGAGAAAAAATATCAAATTACACCGCGTCAAATGTCTAGTACGCTTTCCAATAAAGATCCTGGTGCTCCGGAAAAGATTGATTCTAATCCCGATAACAATCCAAATCAAGATAGAAAACCATCCAATGATACCTAAAGGGGGTGATTGATTTGGATGGAAAGAAAATGTTTTATGAATTTGCAAATAAAAATGAAAAAAATATTGAACGAGTTGAAATAACGAAATTCGAGATTGCTGAAGAAAAAGATCACATTGATATTACTTATATTTTGGCTTCTTCTGTCGAAAACGCTAATGGTGCTTTGGTGACAAAAGACGAACTTGAATCAGCGAAAGCAAGTATTATTCATCAGCCTTTAATTATTGTTCCTGATTGGGATAATTTACCTACCGGCCATAGTTTAGAGGAGTTTCCAAAGTTAGGTTGGGGCGCATTAGTTATTGGCACACACATTACATCAGAAGTTGTTCAAGAGGAAGATATTTATCACCTTAAAACAACTGCTAGAATGTGGAAAATTCGTTATCCGGAAATCGCCGCAACTCTTATAAGTTTATATGAAGCCGGTCAATTAAAGTTTTCAATGGAAGCAAGCTTTCAAAGTCAAACTATTGAAGGATCAACTCGGACTTTACACGGAGTCCGTTTTATTGGTTCTGCTGTCGTTGATGATCCCGCTAATCCATTTAGTTATGCGTTGGAAGTGGCGGCGAAAAAACGAAATCAAAAGGAGGAAAAAATTGTGAACTTTGAAGAAGCATTAAAAAAATTAAAAGGCCTTGATGCTGATCTTTATGTGTTAGTTTCGAGTGAAGTTGCTTCACTAAAAGAAACTATTTCTAAACTTAATAGTGATAAGGAAAATTTAGAAACAGCCAATAAAACTATGAAAGAGTCTTTGGAGACCGCTAACAAAAACTTGGATGAAGTTACCAAGGAAAGAGATAATTTGAAAAAAGAAAAAGAAAAAATGGAATTGGCGCAAAAAGGTGAAAAGCGTTTTGCTGAAATTGCTCAATATGTAGATTTCAAAGAAGATGAAATCGAAAGTAAAAAAGAAGCCTATGCAAAAATGGATGAAGAAGCTTGGAATCTTGTTCTCGAAACCGCAAAACGCAATCCCAAAACTAAACCAAGCAGTAACGTTGAATTTGCTTCTGATATGAAACTTGATTTGCCAAATGGTTTTCTTGATGGGCTTGCATAATTTTTCAATTAAAAGGAGGATAAATTTTTATTATGAATAAAGTTGCATTTTATTACCGTAAAGACTTAAACGTAACGAAACACGGTGAATATAAAGCCGGTTCAGACATGAAAATGGGTGATCCGGTAAGACGCGATGATGCTACTGGCACTCTTGTCTTGGCTCAAAACTCTGATGAATTTGAAGGCATTGTTGATGCTGTACGTTGGAATGTTCAAGGCGGAGATACGCTTGACATTAAAAAAGACGAAATTTGCCGCGTAGGTGTTGGCGTTGATTATGAGTTCGTTGTAAAAGGTGGTTCATCTGACTTCTCTTCTATCAACGAAAATACCGAAGTTGGGGTTAATGCCGGTAAATTCGTTATTGTTGATGGAACCACTGTTACAAAAGCTGTTGGTAAAGTGATCAAAAAATTTGATTCCGGCGAAGTTGTTGTTCGTATTTACTAAGTTATTTTAAGAAGGAGGAATAAAGGCAAATGGCCTATACTACTGCTCAACGTAAAAAGTTCTTTGAACTTGTTAAAAAATATGCTACGGCTACTTCTTATAACGAAGAAGCTAAAGATATTTCAAAAAGAATTCGAGCTATGGCAAAAACGCCACAAGGTTTGAATGAATTGGCTCAATTGATTACTGAAGATTTACAAGAAGAAATGATGGCTTATGATATTCGTCCAATGTTCTTTGGACCGGTTATGCCACGTGACTTGAATGAAACAGTCGAATACAAAAGAAAAGGTAAATTCCGTGCTTATCAAATTGCTCCAGGCGGATATGTACCGAAATCCCGTATCTTCCAAGATGTTGTTACAGTTCAACCGGTTACTTTCGCGGTTCGCCCTGCTTGTGATTTGATCCAACTTGAAGCAGGGAAAATCAGTTCTGTTCAAGAACTTCGCGACGGTGCTCGTGATGCATTATTAACAGAATATAACCGTTACGTTTTCTCGGCTTTAGAAGCCGCTGTTCCGAATAGTGATCCGAATACCGCAACTGTTACAGGTGAAGTTGATAAAGCTACTTTAGATGCTATGATTACTTTTGTGTCTAAATGGGGTCCTGTATCGGTTATTGGTACTCATTCTGCTTTGGCTCCGATTCTTGATTTCAGCGGTTATTCTGATGCCACTTTAAATCAAATCGAACGTACAGGGAACTTGGGAGTTTATCGTGGAGCACAATTAGTCAAACTTGAAGAATTCACCGATGCTGACGATGCTAACGTAATTTCCGATGACAGGATTTTCGTTGTATCACAAAAAGCCGGTCATATCGATGACTTTGGTGAACTTCGTAACCGTGAAATTATTGACGCAGAACACGATGAATATTCTGTTAAGATTCAAACAATGTGGGGTCTGACGATCCTTTATGCTGAACGTATGGGTATCATTAAAATCCAATAATTTCTAACCAAAACGGGGAGTTTTCCTCCCCTTTTTATATAATTATTAGTTATAATCGGAAGGAGTAGGATTGGAATGGATGAAGTTGCAAAAGTATT